TCTCGTAGATCTAAAAGCAAAAGATGGAGAAGTTTACGACTTTAACAAAAAAGAGAAAGTTAAAACTAAATGTGTACAAATCTACTCTAAAGCGGTGGATGGGCAGTTCGGAGTATTTGGCAACATTAATCCACAGAAGCTTGAAAGAGAGGTAAATGAAGAATTACCTTTTTAACAGTAAACAAAATGAATACTTAAAATTTGATCCTAACTTGAAGATTCATTTTAAAATTATAGATGGTGTACGCTACTGGCTTACACCACCTCCTTCTGGTTATCAAAAATGAGTAAAAGTCCAAATCCCTCTATAAAAAAATTACGCAAACTAAAAGAGATTAGACGTAAAAATTTAGAAAGAAATTTTTTAGATATTCAACTCAAAGGTCAGGATCATTATGTTTTTATCAAAGATAATGGAAAAGCTCAAGTTGTTTATGAAGAGGGTCGTTGGGTTGCAGAGCATATAAGAACTGCAATCCTTAAATTTAATTATGAGATTGACAAGATAGATAAATTATTTATCAGAGACTTTACTGATGAAGAGATTAGGGAATATGAAAAAACTTCTTTATCGGATTAGTTTTCTTTTTCTCTCTGACTTCTTTTACTACAGCAGCAGCTTCTAGTTCTATCAATCTATTTAACATAGAAGCTAAAAATACATCTTGTTCTAGTTTATGCCTAACAAGATGAGTACAATATCTTTTTATATCAATTACATCGTCACTAGCCATAATTTCTCTACAACGCATTTCAACATCTAACTTCATTTCTAAAGGTGCTGGCTCAATGTCGATATTGAGAAATTTAGTAATTTTCATGTTGTAGGAAAAAGTTGTTGTTCTAAAATTTCAACTGCTTTATCATCAAGCGTATTTGTAGTTTGTTTTGCGATTGATTTTAATAAATCTATGACCAACCTCTTAACAGCAGTTGTTGTTAAAAAGGTCATTAAGATTGGTTTTAGAATCTTATACATGAAATAAATATGTGTTACTTTCCAAACATAGCTAAAATGCTAGTATTAGACAAGAATCTTTACTTTTATGGCTGAAGAGAAAGAAGATAAGGAAGGCATTGAGTGGGGTGAACTCTTTGGTCATGCGATCCGATTTCTGATTTTGACCTGGAGTTTATCAATGATGACTCTTGGATATATGGGTAAGGTAAGGATTGATGGAGCGTTTACGGCTGGCTTAGTTTCGGGAGTGCTAGGTAGCTATGGGATCTCAGTAGGAAACAAGAAAAGTGGCACAAATAACAGTAATAACCCTAAAATAGTGGATAATAGTAAAAACAAAGTGGGAATCAAATGAAAAAACTGTTTGCTTTACTTCTATTTGTTCCATCGTTACCAGTTCTAAGTGACATAAAACAAGAATTTGTAACCTCTGCACAAATTACTGTAGATATGCCATTTGTAACCACTCAAAAAGTGGGTACGACCTATTCTTTAAGCGGAAACAATATCACTCCATCTGTAACTGTAGGAGATACCACAACAGCAGGAAAAATAGGTGGGATCAATGTTGGTAGCCTTAGTGATGGTGTGCCAGCTATGATTCAGACAGATACTACAGTAACCTCAAGTGGCTCAGCCTTCTCAAAAACTGAATCGGTAATTATGGGCGATGCTACTCCTTCTGCGGTGACTCCAAGTGCGGGAATCGCAGCCTTACCAGTATTAGGCGGAACAACAACTGTAGCTTCGGGAGGAACTGCGGGGAATCTAGCTCTTACGTCATTATCATCAGGAGTTCATACTTGTACTGCTGGTGGATCAGGTACATCTTGTATAGGATCTACTAAAGTCACTATTACAATTGACTAGACTTTACTGGTTAGTTTTACTATTATTACCTATAAGAACCCTTGCTGTACCTGTTGTCCCACAATTTCGTAGTGGTTCGAGTCAGACTTCAAGCACTTCAGAATCAATAATTAATGAAACAATCACGAGTCATCAATATCGGACAGGATACTCCTACTCAGCATCAGGACATAATATCAAATCTGAAACAGGATATATCAACCCTACTCCTACGACTACGAATGAACAAACAGTTGGGGGAGTAAATTTTAGTTGGACTTCACCAAACTTAGAAGCTATACCTCGTTGGTCAATAAACACAGATGGAGCAGCCTTTTCTATACAGGAAACACTGATAACACCAGGATTAGACACAGTAACTACAATAACCAGAACAATAAATACATCTACGACAACAGAAACTACAACTACCTTTGGGCAATAATATTAGTTTTTTGTCCTACAAAAGTTTTTGCCTCGACAACGGTTGCGTCTCCAAATTCCACAGCACAAGGGGTTGTTAACAATAATGCTACCATGATCACACCATCTTCAATGCCACAGTTTAGAATGAGTCAGGGTATTGTTTGCTCCTCCCCATCGCTTACAATTACCCCATATCTAACGGATGCTTGGACATTCAACAGACCAATAGAACAGGTCACTAGGCAAAATATATATGACGAAAATACTGGAGAGATAAAGTATGTCCAAGAGACTCCTAGGTTTGAAAAAGATAATTACAATTTGAACTATGGTATCTCTGCTCAGTTCAATATTCCACTAGGAAAAGCACCAGCTTTATGCCATGAAGCAACAGCAGTAAATATCGAAGCTCAAAAACTGCTAATAAAGAAAACTAAAATGGAAATAAGTCTCTATCGTTTAGAACAATGTGCGGCTCAAGCGAGGTTGGGAGCTAAATTTAAAGAGGGTACACCTAGTGCAGTTACTTGTGAAGATATTGTTGTTAATATTCCACCAAATCAAGTTATCCCACATACTCATAAATTAAAATAAGCATTGGCCCTGGGCTCACTACCTACTCGTTGGAGTAGAGGCTGTCAGGTATGCAATGCTTATATATCACATTAGCATCAATTAAAGCAGTAGACAAGCACGGTTAAACTTGCCTACCTAGACGCCCTATCCTTCGCCATGGTGAATAGGGTTTTATTATCTTACAACAAAACAAAAAAATAGGTAAGACCCTTCCAAACATCTTACCTATTTCTTGTGTTGCAATGGGATTCTTGGATGAATCACATACAGTATAGCAGTAAATTAGAAAATAGAACTTGCATCAGCTACTATTGGCTCTTTGACACCTGCTGCTTGCTGTGCAGCCATGTATTTTTCATACTCTTCATACTCTACTGCCTCAAAGTATTTTTCTCTGAGAGCTTCTTCAGCGTCAGCAAAGTAGGCTTGTAAAGCCTGTCTTACAAGTGAAGAGATAGATGTACCAGGTTTGGCATGATACTTCAATAATTTATGCTGATGTTTTGTTATCTGAACTGTTAATCGTGATAGATTTTCATTCATTAGTTTAAAATGGTTAAAAACATTGTAACATCAATTTGATGTCATAGTCATTATTTTATTGGTGGAAGGTAACTCAATAAAATCTCTAAAAGGATCATCTTTAGGAACTTTAAGATACTGAGTATCTAAACCAATCATAAAATTATGGGCTGCTCTAACAGTAAGAGCAAAGGCTTCAGCACTATTCCAATATGATCTTTTGATGCTGCTATCACAAGACTTGGTAAAAATAATCTGTGCTGCTCTATCACATGGTTTAATATCTCTATCAACACCATCAATAGGACTTGCCATACCTGTAGTAACAATATTTAACCAATGCAATGCTCTTTCTTTAGGATTCATTGTATGGTTGTACTTTTTATGTCTTGGATTTTGAGT